AACGAGGACGGCTCGGAAGACTACGACGCGCTCGCCGCGGTCACCACGCTCGTCGACGCTGACGTCGCCGCGCTGATCGAGCTGTTCAAGGCGATCGGCTTCGGCGTCGAGCAGGTCGACGGCGGAGCGGTCGGCTGGGGCGCGACGCGCACCGGTCAGATCACGACGGTGAGCACTGGAGCTCTGGTGATCACGACGCTCACTCTGACGGTAGGTGTTCCATAACCTGCTCGATGAGTGTGACCACGCCGCTCGCGCACAGCGCGACGCGAGCCGGACGCCACGCCCGACCGAGTGCGCGCGGCGCGACCGCGACGCCGAGCCCGACCCACACGCTCACGCAGTAGGGACACTGCAGCAGGTACGCGGCGCGCGAGTACCCGCGTGACTCGAGCTGCTCGACCGCCCACTCTCGTGCTGGCCGGGTGATCTCGTCCGTCGTGATCAACCGAGTGAGTCGGTACGTCGCGAGCCCGTCGAGCACTGCGTCGTGGTGTTCCATCACCTGATCTGATCATGCGCGGTGGTAGCGTGACTGAGTGGCGCCGCTGGATCTCACGAGACGTCGAGGCGAGCTGTCGTTGCTGAACGGTCGCGGCATGCCGCCAGGCATGGCGGGTCGCGAGGGAGCCGTAGCGACCGACGACTCCGGTCTCGTGTACCCGGCTCCGATGCAGGGCCGGACACCCGCCGACGCGACGCGGGCGCTGGTCGGTGCTGCCGAGCGCCTCGAGCTCGACACGACGTCAGGACGCATCGCCAAGCGACCGACGTCCGCGTGGCAGTCGGCGGCGTGGGGATACTTCGAGTCGATCGGCGAGATCCACTTCAGCCTCAGCCTGATCGGGCAGCTGCTGTCGCGCGTGGTCATCTACGCGGGCATCGTCGAGGACCCGAGCTCACCGCCCGTCGAGGCGGACACATACCTGAGGGCGTTCGACGACCGCGGGCTCGACCCGGTGCTGACACGCGAGCTGCTGAAGGAGGCGAAGCGACTCGTCTCCGACCTCTTCCGTGGAGGCGTCGGCGCCGCCCAGATGCTGCGCGGCATGAGCGTCGCGCTGTCCGTGCCCGGCGAGTTCTACCTCGTGCAGCTGCCGAACCTCACCTTCATCATCGCGTCCAGCGACGAGCTCCAGGTCGGGCCGTCCGGCGCCTGGAAGTTGAAGACCGACCGCACCTCTCGTGAGCAGGCGGAGGTCGAGCTTCCGAAGGACACCTTCGTCGCGCGCATCTGGCGCAGCCACCCGCGATACTCGAGCGAGCCCGACAGTTCCATGCTCGGCGTGCTCGACGAGTGCGAGCTGCTGACCGTGCTGAACCAGACAATGCGCTCGATGCTGCGATCGCGCATGAACGCGGGCATCGTGTTCATCCCCGATGGCCTCGTGAACGTCGCCGGCGCGACGGAGGACGGCGCGACCGTGACCGACGCCATCGTCAAGATGGCGCAGTCGGCCGTCGCCGACGAGGCGTCGTCGTACAGCGTCGTGCCGCTCGTTCTTCAGGGTCCGGCCGAGGTCGGCAAGGCGCTGATGAAGATCGACCTGGGCCGGCCCGTCGACGACACGCTCGTCTCGCTGGCCGACCGCACCCTCGAGCGCATCCTCGTGGGCATCGACGTTCCGAAGGAGATCGTCCAGGGCTTCGCCGACGTGAAGTTCGCGAACGCCCTCGTGATCGACGACAACCTGTTTCGCGCCCACATCGAACCACTGGCGCTGCTGATCGTCGACTCCCTCACCCAGGTGTACCTGCGCCCGATGCTGCTGAAGTTCATCACCGCGAAGGCCGGCGGTGACGCGCTGAAGCTCGAGGGCATGAACCAGCTCATCCGTCGCATCACGATGTGGTTCGACGCGTCGGCCCTGATCACTCGACCCGACCGCAGCCAGGCCGCGAACGAGGGCCTGAACATGAAGGTGTTGAGCGAGGCGGCGTGGCGCACGGCCCGCGGCTTCGCCGAGGCCGACGCGCCGACACGAGCGGAGGTGTTGAAGCGCATCGCCATCGAGCGCGGCGCGCTGTCGCCGGAGCAGTCGGCCGCGCTGCTCGAGACGATGGACCCGGAGCTGTTCAAGGCTCAGCGCGCGGCCGGCCAGTCAGCGTCGGAGTTCCCGCCCGGTCTCAACGACCTGCTCGAGGGAGGGAGCGGCGACGTCAACGCGCAGACTCCCGGCCCGAACCCCGCGCCGCCGGGAGGCGCGGAGCCAACCCCGCTCGAGACCGCAGCTGAGGGCGGGCAGTTCGTGTCGCCGGGCGGGAACCTGCCGCCACGCTGATGGGCGACCGCTGTTCGCGATGCATGCAACAGCTACCGCGAGACGAGAGCCCGTGCCGCTGCATCGATAACGACCGGCTCGCGATGGAGCGCCTTCGCATCGCGCTACAGGAGACCGAGCGTCTCCTCTATCGTGCGAGGAAGACGCTGATCGACATGGGTGCCGGTGCGTCCGGCTGACGCGGAGCGCGCCGCCCAGTCGAGGCAGGAACTCGAGCAGCAAGCTGCCGTGCTCTACGCTGCCGCGCTCGCTCGTGCTCGAGGCGCCGGCGGTGGCAAGGCAGTTGACGCGGCGGCGAGCGCACTCGCCACCGCAGCGAAACTCGGTGCGATCGGACTCATCGTCGCCGGCATCTCTCACCACGAGCGTGCGAAGCAACTCGCGGAAGATCGCCTCGGCATCGACGAGCCTCCGACGCCGGGCGACGCGCGCGCTCTGCGCCTCGACGCTGAGGCCTGGGCGCGTGACGTCGTGAAGGAGGAGCGTGGCACACCGCTCAAGGACAGACCGGCTGCCGTCGCCAGCGGCGACCGTGCCGCCGAGCTGCGCGCCAGGACGATCGCGACTCGGGTCGCGGCCGAGCGTGCGCTGGCCACGTCGGAACACCTCATCTCGGAGCTGGGTCTCGGCAAGGGAGCCCTCAGGAGCGCCTGGGTCAGCCACGGGGATACCAGGGTCCGGGAACTCCACAGGAAACTCCACGGCCGGACGAGACGTCTGGGCGAACCGTTCTACGCATGGACCGGGACGGGTCAGAAGCTGAGATACCCGGGTGACCCGGAGGCTCCACTCGACGCAACGATGGGTTGCCGCTGCAGCCTCTGGTTCGCGTGGGGAGCGGAGGCTGCAGCCGTCGAGAGAGCGCTGATGCCTCCGGACACGAGTGACGAGGCGTTCGCTGCGAGCGGTTAGCTGTACCAGCCATCGCCGCGGAGCTTGTCCACACGCCGCAGCCACTCGTCGTACAGCACGCTCACCGAGTCGGTCGTGAACTGCTGTGCCCACTCGCGCACGCCTGCCCGGTTGAGCTCTGCCGCCTGGTCGACCGCTGCGACGTAGTCGCTGAGCGTGTGGCAGCGGAAGCCGGAGACTCCGTGCTTCACCGTCTCCGGGAACGCACCCCAGTCGGTCGTGATCGCGGGCGCGCCGGACAGCATCGCCTCGACCGCGACGCCACCGAACGGCTCGACGTACGTCGTCGGGACCAGCACCGCCTGTGCCTTCGCGAGGAGCTCAGCCTTCTCGTCGCCGACGACCACGCCGCGATACTCGGCGCCCGCGATGTCGACGTCCTTCTGACCGGCCGTCACGACGTGATACTTCTTCGCGAGCTCCTCGACGACGGCCAGTCCCTTCAGCGGAGTGTGCCGCCCGAGGAAGAGCAGGTAGCCGTCGTGCTCGTCGTAGAACTTGAAGTCCGCCGGGTCGAACGCGTTGGGGATGACCGCGTCGAAGTACCGGCCGTCGTGCTGGTTGCGCAAGCCGTAGACGTAGTGCTGCCAGGCGCGCGACTCGAATGCGCGGTGCGAGTTCTCGAGCACACCGCGGTAGCCGACGCCCCACTCGAAGATTGGGTAGCCACCGTGCTTCGTGAAGTGGTCGGCGATGACGCGCTGACACTCACCCGCGATGATGCCGACGCCGTCGCCCGGCTTGATTCGCTCCTGTATCTCCGCTACCGCGCGGGTGTCCATCTCCAGCCAGCAGTCGGCACCGGCATCCCACTGGTTGAAGACCGTCTCGGTGTTCCAACCGCCCGGGCCGAACCAGCGCTCTGGCTTCGTGATTGGCACGTGCTCATAGCAGACGGCTTCGTTCTCGTCGCCGGAGTACAGGATCATCTCGTGACCGCGCGCGTGCAGCATGCTGCCGAGGCGTCGGACCTTGGCTGTGTACGCGCACCAGTCGAACGCGCGCGTCGTCTGAGTGTGTGGCAACGACGCGACGTGGAGTCTCACTCAGCTGACGACGATGATGAAGCCGTAACCATCGCCTCCCCTTCCACCAGCGCCGCCGCCGTTCCCACCACCACCACCGCCACCACCGCACCCCTTACTACCAGGTGATCCTGGCCCGCCTGGCGTTGCGTTCACCGAGCCACCACTTGGCCCGCCGTAGCCGGACCACCCGTAACCGAGTGCGTTCATGATGTCGGGAGGGCACGCGCCTTGAGCACCAGCAGAGGAGCCGCCAGCAAGAACGGGAAGACCTGTTGGCGTCGAGCCGTACGTACAAGAGGCGCCGGCCGAGCTGGACGCGGTGACGCCCGACCCACCAGCTCCGCCGTTCACAGCTCCTGACGCCATTGTCTTGTTGGATGCCGTGCCGGATGCGCCGGCGCTTCCTGTCTGCGAAACCTGTGCTGTCTCTATAACCGGGCCGCCTACAGCAGCGAACGTCACGGTTCCAGCACCAGCACCAGCGCCGCCACCTGAGGTTGTGCCCTTGATGCCACCAAGACCTCCAGCGAGCACTGCTGCGCGGAACCCAGCAGTGAGACTTCGGTTCGACGACAACGCGGATGTGCCGCCCGGCGTTCCGTCGTTGTCAGCTGTGCCGCCCGCGCCGCCTTCACCGAGGAGCATGAACAGCATGTCAGGCATCATCATCGCGGGGATGAGGCCCGCGACTGTCTGCCCAGACGCGCCGCCGCCACCACCGCCACGCAAGTTTCCGGCGGCAGCAGAAGCGCCACCGCCGCCTCCCCCGCCACCGGAGCACAAGAAGTAGTAGATGAGACGAGCGTGTCGCGGCTTCTCCCATGGGAGGTAGATGCCGGTCTGCCGCGTGCGAGATGGGCCGCACCCGAAGAACGTTACGTCGTCGAGCTCGCCGATAATGTGCGCTGGAACCTGCATCACGGAATCCCGATGATCAAGGCAAGGCCGTCGCCGCCCTTGCCGCCAAGGCCACGAGTCACTCCACCGCCACCTCCACCGCCACCGCAACCATAGGCTCCATCTCCGCCGTCACCGCCGGTTCCCGCAATGCTCGAGCCGCCGCCAGCGCCGCCGGTCATGAGCCAGCCGAAGCCGATCCCTGGAACCACGACGCCGCACGCGCCCGGGTTCGATCCGGCCGCGCCTCCAGCGCGAGTAGGAATCAACGTCAGGTCCGGGCTCGTAATGTCGCCGCCTGCTGCTGCGCCTACAGCGTCAGTTCCCGCGCCACTCGCACCTCCAGTAACAGTGTGCGCCGTAGCCCACGCAGAAATGTTCGTCCCAGGCGTCGCGGTTGCGCCCGGTCCAGTGCCGCCGGCCTGCCCGCCACCAGCATTGACGTAGCCCCACCGCGCCATCATTGCTGTCAGAGTCGGTGCGCCGCCTGCAGTGCCACCTGTCTGATCTCTTCCCTGACCGCCGCCGCCGCCGAACACAGTCAGTAGCGATGTGCCGTCGAGCTGTTGTGGATTGCGAGACGCGCTGATGTGCGTAGTGAGTCCTGACTGACCGTTGCCAGCCGTGCCACTGCTTCCGCCCGGACCGCCGCGCCCGATCCAAAGGTAGAGAGTGTCGGGCATAACAGAGGCCGGGACCAAACAGATCGTTGATCCAGCCGCGCCGCCGCCGCCCGCGCCACGACCAGGAAACTGCGATCCGCGCCCACCACCGCCACCACCAGCGCCAAGCATCCAGATCCAGATCATTCGGACACCGCGCGGCTTCTGCCATACCTGCCACTGGATTGTGGTGGCGCTCGGCGGGCACGGGAGGTACAACGACACGAGATCATTGTCGATCGGCATGCCAGGAAGCCAGAAGCTGTCGCCACTCATAGCGCCACGATCATAATGAACCCGTCGCCGCCGTCGCCGCCGTTGCCGCCGGTCACGCCCGCACCACCACCACCACCACCACTACCAGGACCGCCTGTGCCGCCGTTGCCTCCGGTGCCGTCGTTGTCGCTACCAGCTCCGGTACCACCGAAGTGCATGAGTCCGTTCTGTGTCACCCACATCCGATAGCCGCTGTTGCCGTTGTTCGGACCCGCCGCGCCGCCGGCGAGCGCAGGCCACAGTGTAGCGAGCGGCGTGGCGAGCTGTGCACCTGCAACATCAGCCGCTGTTGATCCACCGCCTCCGGTGCCGCCGCAAGTAATCGTCGCGGCGAGACCAGCTGTCAACGTCGCGACTGCGTTCCCAGCGGCGTTTCCTCCAGCGCCACCAGTTTGACCGTTGCCTGAGCCCGTCAGCAAGCCGTAATGAATCGTGACTCCACCAAGCGTCGGTCCAGAACCACCGCCACCGCCAGCTACCGCGCCTGATGTTCCTCCGAGACCACCGCCGCTACCGCTAGCGACGGTCATGATCGAGCGGCTCACTGACGTCGTTGTTGCGACACCGATCCCGATCGCCGTCGTACCGCCTGCCGTTCCAGCTGCCGCTGGAGCGCCACCTGCTCCACCTGTCCCGCCCTGCCCAACACAGAGATACAGCACGTCTGGAACCACGAACGCTGGGAGAAGAAGCGCACCCACACCGCCTCCGCCGCCGCCCCCGCCGCCGCCGCGAGCTCCTGCCGCTGCGCCGGAACGCGCGCCACCACCTCCGCCGCCGCCGCCCGCTGCGAGAATGAACAGCAACCTCGTACCTCGAGGCTTCTCCCAGAGAACAAACGGTCCGGGCGCAGGCACGCCCGCGCCCTCGAACCAGAAGACTCGTGAGTCATCAACGTCCAACCCGAACAGCTCGGGCATTGCCTAGTAGTCCCCGCCGATCACGAGCGCCTCGATCTGCGTGTTCGCTGCTGGCGCCGCGTGTGTTGACACGAGGATCGTGTAGCCCGCTGGAATCGCGAAGCCGATCGGAATCTCGATCGGTGACGTCGGGTTCGTCGAGTGGTCAGCTGTCTGCGCCGGCAGCGCCACCTCGCCAAGCAGCCACGTGTTCGTCCCGCCTGTCGTGGCGCCCGACGTCTGCGAGCTCAGGTACGCGCGCCCCACTGTCGCGGTCGTCGCTGTCGCTGCCGTCGTCGCGCAAGGCGAGAACCGAACCTTCGACACGTACGCGCCGTCCGCGCCAGCCGTGAACGCCTTGAAGATGTCGGTGGCGATCGTGCCGTCACCATTGCTCTTGGTGAGCGCAGCGGTGATCAAGCAGCCGTTGACGTTCGGTGTGTCCGAGAAGATCGGGTTCGTGTTCGCGGGCATGCGTAGCTCCTAGAAGTTGAGATTGTTCGCGGCGATGGCCATAGCCAACCCGATACCAGCGGGCCCAGTTGCGCCAGTCGGACCAGTCGGTCCTGTCGGACCTGTAGGGCCGGTGGGTCCGGTAGGTCCCGTGGCTCCGACACCGGTCGGGCCAGTCACGCCTGCCGGCCCGGTCGCGCCGACCGGGCCTGTCGGACCAGTCACGCCTACAGGGCCGGTCGCTCCCGCTGGTCCTGTCGGTCCCGTCGCACCAGCCGGTCCCGTCGCGCCGTCCGGGCCTGTCGCTCCTGCTGGACCTGTCGCACCCGCAGGACCCGTCGCGCCTGCCGGCCCCGTCGGCCCTGTCACACCAGCTGGACCCGTCGGCCCTGTCGGGCCAGTGGCGCCATCAAGCCCTTCGGCGCGTTCCCATGTGTCTGCGCCGTCAGTGTTCTGCCAGATGGCAGGCGTCGTGATGTCAACAGCAAGTGAACCGATGGGCGCGGTGATGACCGCGTTCGGATCGCCCTCGACGATCTGAAGACGAATCTCCTCGCCGTCCGTGGCGAGGAGGATGAACCCTTTCGGCACGGCTGGGTCGGCTACGGCGTGAACTCGCGCTGACTGTGACCCGTCGTCGAGCAAGGCGCGCAGTACGGCGACCGCACCGGCTTCCTCTGCGTCGGCGTATACGTCGGCGATTGGAGCGTCGGTGGCGCCGAGTGCGATGGAGCGCAAGCGTGAGATCGCGACATCACCCGCGCTCGTCTGCACGAGCAGATCGGCGCTTGAGCCCTCAGCGTTGCTGACGCGGACTCCGCCCTCTCGTTGATCAGCATCAGTAGCTGAGACGTACACCCGCGCCGGGTTAGCCTCGTCGCCGTTCAATACGCTCTTCGCCTCGAGCACGCCGGCACCCGGACCGTCAACGCCGACCTCGACTGAGTAGGTGCTCGTCCCGTCATCCTCGATGATCGGGAAGCCGAGCTCGGCCCACAGGTTCGACAGTGAGGTGCTGTCTTGACTGATCGTCGTCCAGGCGCTCACACCGTCGTTCACGATCTCGCTGACGATCCCGACCTCGGAGTCAGAGCCGGGGTTCATGACGAGGGTCTCGTAGTCGATCGTGTCAGCGCCGTCCGGGATGAGCGTGACCGTCTCGTTGTTCCCGTTCGGGAGCTTCACGACGATGGTCTGTGCCAGGCCGCTTGCCGGAGGCAACGTCACCTCACGTGGCACGGTCAGGTCCGTGTACAGCACGACCGTCGTGCCTGTTGCCGCGGGAACCGTGATGTCCTCGTCGTCAGCGAGAATGACGGTCAGCGAGCCGCTGCCACTTCCTGTCTCACCGATCGGTCCCGTCGCACCCGTCACACCCGTCGGACCCGTGGGACCGGTCGCGCCGGTAGCACCTGCACCCGTGGGACCGGTGACTCCGGTGGGTCCGGCAGCGCCGGTGGCGCCGGTGGCGCCGGTAGCACCCGCGCCCGTCGGCCCGGTCACGCCTGTCGGGCCTGTGAGACCTGTCGGGCCAGTGGGACCGGTCGCGCCCGTCGCGCCCGTGGGACCGGTAACTCCGGTAGCGCCGACGTTGCCGACACGCGTGAAGTTCAAAAGCAGCGAGTCGCCGTTCGAGAACGGGTTCGCGCCCGAGCCGGAGATGACGGTGACCGTGATGTTGCGGTAGCCGCTCGAGCTGTCGACTGCGCTGAGCGTGAACTCGATCCACGTCGTCGGGTCGTTCAACTTGACGAGGCGGATGTGACCTTTGATCGACGGGTTGTTCGAGTCGTCGAACGTGTCGATGACTGCCTGCCAGTCGGTGCCGAGGTTGTCGAGGAAGTCGGCGCGGATCGCCGTCGCGGAGAGCTGCGTCGCGTTGTTGAGACGGAGGGTTCCGGCACCCGGGTCAGAGTTCGTCGTCGTCGTTGAGAACGTGTACGGGATCGTGACGGCGCCGCCCCACGCTCCCGTCGGACCCGTCACTCCTGTCGGCCCAGTCGGGCCGGCAGGTCCAGTCGTGCCGGTCAGACCCTGCGGACCTGTGGCACCGGTGGTCCCACTCGGGCCGGCCACTCCGGTCGGGCCGGTCGGTCCCGTGGGTCCGGTTGGGCCGGTTAGTCCGGTCACGCCTGTCGGTCCGATCACGCCGGTTGCGCCAGTTGGCCCAGCCGGCCCGGTCGCTCCAGTCGAGCCTGTGGTGCCGGTTGGGCCAGTGGGTCCGGTCGCGCCAGCCGGTCCTGACGGCCCCTGAACTCCGAGACCGTTGTCGAGCTCGACGACGACGGGCGTCGCTGGAGCGACGACGTCGACGGTGACGACCTCTTGCTCGACGACCTGCTCGATGACGATCGCCGTCGCCTCGTCCGTGATGATGACGTCGATCGTGGCGTCGACGGGAGCTGTCATCAGTTCGCCCGGCTCAGCGCCTGTCCGCTCGCGCTCGATCCGAGCGGCTCGGAGTCGACGACGTCGCCGTCGATCGTGACGTCACCCGCGACGTACGTGACGACCTCGCCGCCAGGGTAGGTGACCTGAAGGTCCCACACTCCCGTCGAGTACACCCAGTCATCCCAGTCATCGGCGGTCATCACGACCGTGATCTCGTTGTCCACGATCATGCACGTGAGCGTCATGATCACGTCGCCGGCCTTCCGGTTCCGGACCTCCGCCTCAGCGGTGCAGTCGGTGAAGTCCGTTGGGTCGGTCTTCGCCTCGTCATTCCAGAAGCGGAACAGCCACGTGTACGAGTCACCGCGATACAACGACAGCGGGTAGTCAGCAGGTCGCGCCATCTCGTGATCCTACAGCTGGTTGTGCCGTGGTAAGTTGCGTAGCCAGACACGACCCAGACCCAGAAGGACACTGATGAAGATCCTGCTCACCGGCAGCACGAAGCTGCAGATCAACCCTCCTGAGGACCGAAGGTCGAGTGGCACCGTCAAGATCGACGTGCCGGCCGCAGTCGTCGCGGGTTTACGCCGCCTCGGCCATGACGTCGACTGGCGACCGGTCACGATCGGTGAGGACTTGAGCGCGTACGACTTCGCATGGGTGAGCGTCGCGTGCCCGATGTCCACGAACGGTGCACCCGGCGCGCTCGGCTCGTTCTGGGCGCTGTCACACTCGACGCTGCCGGCCGTGCTGTTCATGGATGACTGGCGTGCGACGAGGGTTGGTCACTCACAGGCGCGGTCATTGCTGCGCGATCCGGAGAAGTACTTCTTCCGCACCATGCTCGCGCCGAAGGAGTTCCGCGAGCTGTGCGGCAACCTCGAGGGAGCGACGTACTCGTACCGCAACGCGCTCGCGGAGGCGACCGAGGCGATGGAGCGTCAGCGCGCGCGGCTACTCGAGGACGGGAACGAGAAGGGTGCCAAGTACATCAGCATCGCGCAGGTCTATCCCGACGAGCACGCACTCGTGCTCGAGCACCTCGACGCGCTGACTCGTGGATTGCAGCGCAGCTACGACGGTCTCCTCCACACGCGACGCGTCATCCCGATGTATCGGTGGGGCGACCCCGACAGCGTTCGCCCGTTCATCGCGCCGGCCGCGGCGGATGAGAAACTGTGGAAGCTCGACCCGTCACACGTTGTCGAGGAGATCATCAAGGCGGCGACACTCGCTCACTACCCGGAGGAGCGACAGCTCGCGTGGGCGCTCCCGCTCATCACGCCGCCGCAGGAGTTCATCGATCGACACGTGTCGGATACCACCTGGCCGATCGACACCGTCGGCCACAGGACGAGCGCCGTGAAGAAGCTGCCGACCGAGGTCGACGTGATCGAGTGGGTGTCGCGAAGGAGCGGCGTGTTCGCGCCGTGCTACTTCGGGGACGGCAGGAAGTCGAAGCCGCTGACCGGATGGTGGCGCTCGCGCTACCTGTACGCTGCGGCGTGCAAACTGCCGCTGGTTGCGTTCAAGGGTGAGGCCAACCCTCTTGGTGACGCGTACACGTACACGTACCAGCAGATCGAGGCGATGAACTCGACCGAGCGCCATGACGTCGCCCACGCGCAGTCAGACGCGCTCCGCCCGCACTACACGACTCGAGATATGTTCGACGAGATGATCGCGGAGATGGTTGGCGAAGCGACGTGGTGACCGACGAGCGACCGCCGTGGGTCGACCCTGACGTCGAGGCGCCGGACACCGCGAACTTCTCATCGGTCGAGCTGTTCCTCGCCGGCGCGCTGTCGACCATGCCGCCGTTCAGCTCGTACCACCCGGGCTGGGCGCTGCCGTTTGCGGCGGAAGCATTGCGGGCGCTGGGCGAGTGGATGCCCGACGAGGAGGCGACCTCTCGACTCCAGGACACCATCGTGCTGGACGAGGTAGAGGTGCCCACGAAGGGTCGCTTGTAGGTTACTGTCTGTGCTGCAGACGCAGACGCAGACTCGACATGAGAAGGATGCCGGCATGGCGAAGAAGACGTTCAAGGGTCACCGACTCGATCACCCGGTGATCATCGAGCTGGAGAGTCCGGATGGTGAGAGGACGCTGGTTGTCAACTGCGTGCCCAGTCTCCCTGGCTCTGTCTTCCTCGAGCTCGCCAGCGTCATCTCGTTCCAGCCAACCGAGGACGGCGCGGCGATCAACACTCAAGACGCAGCGCAGGTCGCCGACGCGGCAGCCGTGTTGCTCAAGGTCCTCAAGATGGCGATCAAGAAGGACGAGTGGGACGGGTTCAAGGCGTTCATCGATGAGCCTGAGAATGGCGTCGACGCTGAGATGCTCGCCGAGATCGCCAGCTACATCGCGGAGGAGTACACCGGAGGAAACCCTCCGACACCGCCATCATCCTGAGCTACCTGCGGGACAACTGGCGAGAGGTTCAGGGCCGGTACGTTCTGCACACAGGGAAGAGCCTGGCGGAGCTCCCAGCGGAAGACATGCTCGCTGTCACGTACTACGTGATGCTCGACACCTCGACGTCGCTCGACGAGGACAAGCAGAAGGCGCGCGAGTCGTTCAAGAAGATCTTCCGGGCGGCGCAGTTCGAGGAGGATACCGGCCTGCCGGCCGCCGCACTCGCCATGGGCGTGATGCCGTTCGACATGCCGGAGCTGCCGACTCCACCACGAGACTGAGCGAGGTGGCCGATGGCTGACATCATCGGCACCGCGGCAGTCGTCGTCCGGGCGATCACGACCGGGCTTCAGAAGGACATCGAGGACGGCTTCAAGAAGAGCCTCGACGACTCGACGCCCGACGTCACGAAGGGCTTTGAGAAGCTCGGCGACGACTCGGGCTCGTCGTTCGGCAAGGGCATCAGTAAGTCGATCAACAAGGAAACCGACAAGACGACTCGTCGGTTCTCCGATGACTTCAAGCAGAAGCTGAACAAGCGGTTCAAGACCGTCTTCTCTCCGCTCTCTCGGATCTTCGCGAAGTTTGGTGACGACTCCGGCAAGACGTTCCACGAGCGACTGACGGCTCGACTCAAGACGGTCTTCTCCAGCATCTCGGCGAGCTTCCAGAGACTCGGTGACGACTCCGGATCGTCGTTCAGCCGCGGCATTCGCAGGACGATCGACTTCACTGGTGACCTCAGGAAGACGCTGACGACGCGACTGCGCGGAATCTTCCACGACATCTCGAGAGGGTTCGGTGCGTTCGGCGATGAGTCCGGAACGTCGTTCGCCTCGCACTTCCGCCGGTCGCTCGACTTCACCGGTGACCTCAGGAAGAGACTGACCGGTCGACTCCGCGGCATCTTCTCCAGCCTCACCAGCGGGTTCAGATCGTTCGGCAGCGACCTCGCCTCGGCGTTCGGCTTCGGCTTCCGCAACACTCTCGAGCGCTCGACGAGTAAGGCGACGTCGAACTTCAGACAGTCGTTCAGCAAGAAGCTTCGCAAGGAGTTGAACAAGGTCTTCAGCGGCATCAAGATTCCGCTCCTCGCGTGGGCTGGCATCCTCGCCGTCCCAGCGCTCGGTGGCGCCGTCAAGCTCATCGGCATCTACCTCGCCGGCATCGTCGAGCAGCTCGGCTTCGTTCTCACCGCAGCGCTCGGCGCAGGTGCAGCCGTCGGTGGTGCGTTCGCCGGCATCATCGCCTCGGTCCTGCCGCTGTTCCTCTTCCTGAAGCAGAAGACGCCGCAGCTCGCGGCGTTCCAAGAGCAGATCAAGAACATCGGGAAGCAGTTCAAGCCGCTCGCGAAGCAGATTCAGACGAGCGTGTTCCCGGCGATCACGCACTTCGCGCAGCTCCTCACCGACACGTTCTTGCCGAGCATCCGCGTGCTCGCCACTCGGTCGGCTGACACGTTCAAGGGCTTCCTCGCGTTCGCCGAGAGCATCCTCACGTCGGCTGACAACGTCAAGCACTTGAACAAGTTCTTCGACTCGTCGTCGCGCATCTTCGCCACGTTCCTGCGGATCGTTCTGCGACTCCTCGACACGCTGCCCGCGCTACTCGAGGCGGCGGCGCCTCTCGCCGAGCGCTTCTTGATCAGCGTCGAGAAGCTCGTTGCGAAGTTCCAGGACCTCATCAGGGAGACATCGAAGAGCGGCAAGCTGACCGAGACACTGACTCTGTGGTACGACCGCGCGCAGCAGTTCTTCCGCGCGCTTGGAGACATCACCGTCGCGATCGCCAACGTCTTCCTCGTTGGTGCTGACGCGGCGCAGCCGTTCTTCGACACTCTCTCCCGCAACGCACGAGAGTGGCGCCGCTTCACGGAGTCGGCGTTCGGGAAGAACCAGATCAGAACGTTCTTCACGAATGCCATCCCGGTCGTGCAGGCGGTCAACCGCCTTCTGCGTGACATCATCGGGCTGATCATCGAGCCGATCTTCAAGGGCAAGACCGGCAACATGATCTCGTTCATCGAGACGCTTCGCACAGACTTCTTGCCGGTGCTCGCCGAGCTCGCCCAGGCGCTCGCCAAAGACTTGAGCGGCTCACTGCTCGAGCTCGCTAACTCGTTCACTGAGTTCCTCAAGGCATTCTCGGAGTCGGGCGGTCTCCACACGTTCGTCAACGTGCTCACCGACTTCTTCAACATCCTGTCGGAGCTTCTCAAGATTCCGGGGATGGCCACCTTCGTCGCGCACATGTTCGCGCTCGTTGCCGCGATGAAGGCGTTGAACATCATCACGCTCGGCTTCGGTACGAAGGCGCTGGCCGCCATCGCCGCGCAGATCGTGTCGATGATCGCGAGCATTGCTGGCGTCGCCACGTTCAGCGTGGCGATCGCCGACCTCGGAGCCGCGCTCAGTCTCCTCTTCTCCGCGATCCTCGCCGGCGAGGGAGTCGCCGCGGCACTCGGTTTGGTCGCCGGCGCGCTGCTGCCGTTCGCCATCGCGATCGGAGTCGTCGTCGCGGCCGTGGTCGCGCTCTTCCTCATCTGGAAGAACTGGGACACGATCGTCCGAGTGCTCAAGAGCCTGCCCGGCTTCTTCAGGACGGCTGGTGAGGCGGTCGTCAACTTCTTCAAGAACCTGCCACACCTCGTCCTCGAGGGGATCAAGGCGATCGGCCGATTCTTCACTCAGCTCCCGGGTCTCATCAAGAAGGTGCTGCCCGTACTCGCTCGGTTTGGCGCGGCTGTCGCCTCGACGATCGGGAAGGCGTTCGTCGGTCTGGCCGGCATCGCCGGAAGAGCGCTGGCCGGCCTCGGGAAGG